CTTTTTCAGCTTGATCTTCTTTGCTTAACTTACGATCTGTTTCTTTTTGTGCTATTGCTACTGACTCATCTTGCAATGCATCGTAATCAGGAATCTCAGGCAAAGGTGGTGGAGGTGGCTTTTTATACCCAGGGCAGTTAGGATCGCTCTGCGGGTCAAAACAATGATCAAACCTATAGATATATCTAACATCAGCGCCCTCTATGCTACCTGTGCCTTCTTGCTTAAGCCTACCATCACCAAATATTGCAATAGGTGTATAAGGCAACGCTATGGTTCTTCTGACTTCTATTCCTCCTTCACGCTGTGACCAGTCCTGTACATCTTGAAACACATAGCCACCACCAACCTTATCGTTTTCAAGAGTGACAACGTAGTCATCTTCTTTGTTTTTTATAGGAGTGTATTTGTAGGTAACTCCTGATACATCCATACCTCCGATACCATTAGCACCTAGATAGGTTGGAGTCATTGTCCATTCTAAGCCACTAATAGCTACGTTAGGTGTGTATCCAAATGTGTAAGCGTGTACGCTAGAAGAACAAGAAAGCAGTAGCAAGACCACCCATGATCTTAATGAAATCATCTCTTTTCTCCTCAGTTGTTTTTTGCAAGTCTATGCTAGGAACAGGAATTTCATCGCTATGTACCTCCCATGCTGCTGTAGCTTCAGCCCCGATTTTGCCCAGGTAGGGGCAGGGCGTGCCCGCCATAGCCATTGCTCGGTGGATTTCGCCACTTGGATCAGCACACAAAAGGCTTACCGCTGCAACTTTCATCCCGAAGTCGTAGAGCGTTTTTGCGTTCTTGAGTCTAATGCAGGAAGGCTCAGTATATGTAGCACCTAGACTTAATGAAAATATTTGTGTACCCATTGCACCACTAGATGAGATCGTACATAAATCTGAATTTGTGCCACCTACGTTTGGAGAGATGGCACTTGGTGGAGGTGATTTAACTGTCGTTTCGTTAGTTCCTGTCGTGGTCACAGTAGATGTCGTATTTTGCGTTATTGAGCTTTCGTCAACTGCCATAGCAGAAAACGATAATATAAGAAAACAAGCAACTATGCCAAATGCTATTGTGTTGTTGATTTTTCTGTTCATATTAAATGTAGTTTATGTTTAAAACATATCTAAATTCTTCATCCGTATGTTGTGTTGCAGTATGTTCATACGTATTTGGAAAAGTTACTAATGAATTTGCTTCACAATCAATTTCAACAATATTGTCATTTTCTTTGATTAAAGTTTTACCATTAGTAGTATTTATATAATATATGCCAACTTTTAATTCTTTAACTGGCTCAGAGTTATATAATAAATCGTGATGAAACCCTCCTAATTTACCTTCTTTTTTACGCTTCACATTACAATTTATTTTAACTCTATGATAAATTTTTGCATTCAAAAAATCTAATAAAGGTTGACACAATGAAAAATAGTCTGATGTTACATTGTGTTCAAAATATAAATAATGTGATAACTGCCATGCACTTTCATCTTGTAATATAGGCACTTTAAACCATGCAATATTTTTTGATTGCACGTTTGTGAATATTTGTTTGTACTCACTTTCAGAAAGTACATTGTTATATGTTTGTATATTGCTATCCATAGTCTACAATAGGTAAATTAATATAATTATCGTCACCTATTCCTGAATGTATACTACCTGTTATAAAAGTGTTAAAAGATATAGATACTCTAGTTTCATAATCACCTTTTAATTTTTGCACTCCATGAAACAAGTTTGATGGAAATAAAAGCAATCTACGCTCTACAGCTTGTATGTCGTAATGTCTGCAATTATAGTTATTGTACAAAGAGCTGATAGGTACTAACATTTGTACATCACTTTTCTCAAAACGAATAAAATCTCTTTCATTTACTGTTTTTACATAAAAGACACCTGAAACTATAGAATTAGGATGTCTATGTACATGATGACTTTCTCCTAAATTAGTTCTATTTGCCCAACAATGTGTTATGTAATGCCTTACAGTATCAGGTGGTGAAAGTGTTTCTGTTATATATTCAGCTAGACATTTATTGAAAAAAAACCTAAGTTTTTTCATTTCAGGATAATCTAACAAAGTTTTGTCAACACTTATAGAGTTTCCTATATTTGTATCATATTTTAAATTTTCAATAAATTCTAATTCTTTTTGACTCATTGGCTTTTTGTAATCATACAAGCCAAGTGCAGTAGGAAACAAATCTTGAATCATTTGTACTCCCATTCAGAGTCAAACATACCAACCATACCTTTTGGCATAAAATTAAAAGCTAAACTAGCACGAACATTTGTATATTGTTTTTTTTCTTTTTTTACAACCATGTGAGATGTTTGCGAAGGAAACAACAACATTTCACCTTTCTCTGGTTGATAAACTGCTACATTTGTTGTATCTAAACTAAACTCTTTTGGTGTTGCATCTATACTGTTTAATTGTGCTAATACACTATCAAATTGTATAGCGCATTCATCTTGAAAATAATAAACACCACTCCACCAAGAATTATGATGAGTATGTTTATTTTTTTTATAATCTTTGTTACGAGTTCTTGTGATCCATGATGTAGTCATTTGCACATCACAGTTATAGTTTAGCCTTGTAATTAAAAAATCACGTGCAACATCAATAAGTTTGTTTTGTAGTGTCTTGTGGTTATCTAAAAGATGACAATTTTCTGATTGATTAAAAGACCACAAAGAGTCATCTGTTTTATAATCTTCATAAATATTTTCAACATCATTTAATAAATCAGGCAAAGAATATTTAGCAATGTGTGTTGCAAATAATGCATCACTACCTACAAAATTCATTCGGATACCCACTTGTCTAGTGGACATTGTTCTTTTTTAAGTAAAACTTTTGCTTTTAATAAACATCCACACTCTTGACAAAACCCTGCACCAAAACGCATACTTTTGTAATCGCAAGTAGAACAAATGTCTAGTCTTTTTTCACGTAATTCTTTAGATGATAATAAATTAAACTCGTCTATATATCGTGCCACAGCTTCCTCCTAGCCTTGTTGTTTATTTAAACAAATGTATCATCTGCCCATTTAAGAGCTATTTCTCCACTTTTAATAGTAGTATAAGCTCTAGCAGGTGGTGGTGGAGCATTATCTGCTACATCTACTTGTTGTGTACCATCTTCTAAAACTGTAATTGTTTCATAAGAATCTGACCATGCTTTACTATCTTCTTCCCATGCGTTGTGTTCTGTAACAGAAATATATTTAATAACTATTTTAATTACTGAATCGCCTTTTTCAGCTTGTGTAACTTGTACATTTTGCGTTGCGTAATCAATGTAACCATTTTCATCACCATCATCTTCTACACTTTTATAATGCAAATATGAACCTGCTTCTGCACCACCACCATGAGTAACTGCTACACCTGAAACAACTTCTATAGTAGTGATTGTTTCATACATTGTTCCTGCTTCTGCGTATGTAAATTTACTTTCTAGTAAATCATCAGCAGTAAACTGGTCACCTCTTAATCTTTTTGCTTGTAATGTTATTGCCATAATTTACCTCTAATTAATTTTTCCTGTATTGCCTGAAAGAGCAGAACCGGCTGAACCATTTGCTGAACCATTAGAACCTGCCGAACCACCTGAACCACCACCTGTACCGGGAAATGAATTGTTGCACGTATTCATACCTGAACCACCTGAACCACCTGCACCGTTATTTCCTATATTTCCTCCTGCACCACCGTTACCACCACTTGAGTGATGTACGTTTCCACAGTTATTACTATATAAATTTACACTACAATATGTTCCACCTTTAGATCCTCCTGCACCACCTGTAGTTGAACCACCTGTGCTTCCTCCTGAACCACCATTTCCAAGTGCATCGTTTCCACGTGCGCCACCACTTCCACCATTTGCGCCGCCTCCACCGCCGCCTCCTGCACACCAACCTGCACCATTCGCTCCACCACCACCTCCACCACCACCGTTACCTGTGATAGTTTTAGTTCCTGCTGAACCACCTGTACGTGTACCTGTTGTGTCAAAAGTTACTTGTAAATTGTTGTCACCTGTTTGTGAATGTTCAAAAGCATTTCCACCATTGTTTGCAGAATCTGCTGAACCTGAACCTGCACCACCTGCACTTCCCGGTAAACCGTTTTTTGAATGTGAAGCTACATTTCCTGCACCACCTGCACCTCCCCCTGATGGTGGATTTCCTGATGTATTAGAACCTGCTGAACCTACAATAGAACCGTTGTTAGTAATATTAATTGTGTTGCCTGAACCCCAACCTGTATCCGTTTTCATTGCAGGGGTAGAAGCGTTGCTACCACTAATTGTTACACCACTATTAATAGTTAATATAACAGGTGTATTTTGGTCACCACCTGCTGCTACAACAGCAGTTTTAATGTTATAGTCACTTGTATTGCTAGATATAGTTAATACAGTTGCCGCAACAGAACCATAAAAATCGCTAAATTGTACTTCACCTGATGTTGGAACATTAGGATTTGCTCCTGCTGGTACTAAACCACCACCACCATAATATTCACTTATAGCATGTGGAGCTGAACCACCAAATTCTGATACAAGGTCTTGCATTGTTAGATCTGCACCTGATGATTGTACTGCCATTATTTTTTCTCCAGTTTTTCTACCTTCGCAGTAAGCTCCTTAATAGACTCAATAAGCAATGCGTGTAGATTGTCGTAGTTTAAAGTCTTGTACTTTTCTTCATTACCAGTATGTAATGGTAAAGACCTTTCTGTTACTGCACAAGGCATAACTTTTTCAACATCTTGCGCTAATAAACCTGCTGACTCCATGCCATCTTTAAGGTATTTATAAGTAACACCTGTAAGTTGAGCTACTTTGTCTAAAGCGTGGTCAATAGGGTTAATGTCATACTTTAGCGTTGCATCTGAAATTGTTGATGAAAATGCAATAACGTCACCATCAACATGCAAATCACCATCAGCTTCTAAACGCATTTCTTCACCTGCATTTACAGTAAATCTCATGTCTGTATTATCTGTAAAAGTAATTTTATCACCTGAATTTAAGCCAACATTAGATATACCATGTCCACTTAAATCCCCTAATGAATTAGATAGTTTATCTGCTGTGACTTGGTCATTTGCAATATGTGCTGTATCAATTGAGCCATCGACATATTGATCTGAGTCAATTGAGTTTACTGCCATACGAGCATTTGTCACAAAATCGTCTGCTGTAATAGTGTTTAGCTGTGTTTGTATCGCACTTGTTACACCATCAACATAGTTAAGTTCTGTTGCATCTGTTGTAATCGCTGTGCCACCTATTTTCCATTGACCTGCGGTTAAGTTAGGTTTAACTGCTGTAGTGCCATCAAGTAGATCATCAATTGAATCTAAGTTTGTATTTAATTTTGTTCCCCAAGTATCTGCTGAAGCTCCCACCTCAGGCTTAACAAGGGTAAAGGTTGTAGTAGTTGTATCAGCCATACTTGTTCTCCATCATTAAAAAGTTCCTTGCCATACTCGGAATTTGTCAAACTCTC